CAGTCACAGGGGATTCCTCTTTTTGTTTCAATTGATTTAAAGCATCTTCCAGCTTCGTACTTTGGTTAAGTTGAGCTTCAAGTTCTTGAATCCGAGCTTCCAACGTCTTTGTCTCACCAACCTTATCTTTGATAAAGTTCTGAGCATTTTGCCAAGACTCTTTAGCTTCTTCAGCAGTGCTGAATAAACGCTCTTTGCCTTGACTATCCACACCACTAAATAATGGCTTTTGCTCTTCCTGAGCCTCTGTCTGGGTTGCAGACTCCTGAGATTCTTTTACTTCTTGGTGAGAAGATTCAAACATATATACCTCTATTTCTTTTTCTTAGTTGAAGTTGTTTTCTTTTTAGAAGAAGTTGCCCTTTTAAAAGCTTGTACTGTGGGGTCATTCTTAACAGCTTTACGTACAATTCGTTTAGTTTCACTGCCCTTAGTAACAGCCGCTCCTGTCATTCCATCTAACTTTTTCTTTTCTAGTACCTGTGCTTTCTTTCTACGGAGAGGACTTGCTGCTCTATTCTTGTTACGGCCTGAGTTGAAATCCGTGAGAGGTGCTGACATTCCTCTTTCAGCCCTTTTCTTTGCAGAAGGGGTAGCTCTCTTCCTTGCATTGGATTCTGCTGTTGAAAGCTGCTTCTGCGCCCAAGATTTCTTTTTACCTTGTTTTTTAGGAGTTGCCATGTTACACCTTATAGTTTAGTTTTTTAGCTAGCTCACGTAAGAGAGAACGCTTCGCTCTATTGTGTGCCGTTTTGTATGAAAATTGAAACCAGCTTAGGAAGTCTGTCTTGTCTTCTTCTTCCTTCACTAATTGTTCTGCTCTATCCTCCAAGTATTGTACGTACATCTGTGTGAAGTTATTGTTGTACCAACTCTTGTATTGTTGGACTGCTTCATCTTTTTCTTCTTTAGTCATTCCCTCTAAATAAGCAGAGAGGAATGGAGGTATTTTAAAGCTCGTCTTCGTCATCCATCATTTCCATTTCTAGTGATGTAGGCTCAGATGCACTACGTATTGATTCTTGTTGGGCTAGTGTTTGTTTCTCTTGTAACTCTAATGCATCATCAACAGCAACATTCTTAGAGATGATGTTGAAGTCATCCAAGCCACCAAGCTTCTCTACTGCCTTAGACAGATTGTATGCACTTGCATGAGGAGCCATGATTTGATACAAGTTGCTATTAGCAATAAGCTGTATGTAGCTGCTCTGTTGTAACTGTCTAGCAAACCGTCTACTACCGTAAGGGATAAGCTTGCCATTAGCAGAGAGGTCTTCTTCTGTAATAGATGTAGTGAGCATTATACCATCTTCATCTTCTTCCAATACTTTAATAACAGAAGCGTAGTTGTTCTTAGCAATACGTATCTCAGCTTGTACTGTAGGCTCTAGTAAGTCTTCTTCTACTTGACCCACTTTATTGATAAAGCCACGGAACGCACCATCATTCAAACTCTGTACTTCTGTTGCAGTCTTCTCACCTGCTGTACGGAAACCAGCTAGTTGTTGTGGAAGTCTAGCACTTGTACGAGCCAACTCCCTGTGCATCATTATTTGATTATCGAAAGTAAGAACAGTGGAATCAGGACGGATGTCATTAACACTTCCTCCCTCTGGCATGATGTACTTAGTATGACCTGTAACTTCGTCATATATCTCTTCCACATCACCGACATACGCTCTGTCAGGATAGATAAACTTGTCAATAGCATCATTCTTACCATTCTCCCTGTGGTTAATCATGTAGTTGATACCCACTACTTTGTCTAGTGGACCTTGACTCCATAGGTTATCAGGGCGAGGAGTCCAACTGCCTTTGAATATAGCAGGGAATAAGTCTTCTTTGTTTAGTACAACAGTGTCACGGTCTGCTACAACGATACAACGCTTCTTGTGTACTTCAGCTTCTTCATCATCGAATACATCCCCATAAAACCATAGAAGCTCTATGTAGCCACAGTTGTAATACTCTTGAATACTACCAAAGCCTTGAGGGATGAACTGTGTTTCTTTGTAACGCTCTGTAGTGTTATACCCTGTACCTGTACGTCTTTGCATAAGAGTACGTAGCTGCTCATCATCAAGCTCCAGGTCACTGTCTTCAATGTTCTTAACGAAGTCATGGAACTCACCGAGACTCACTAATGTACGAATAATCTTAGGTGTAGATGCGAAGTCACAAGCAACAGGATTGAATACAATATCCATAGGGCTAATACGCTTAACACGAGGACCCGCATAGCCACTTACTACACCTTCCTCACCTTCTTGTGAATTATCCACGTAATCCACTTTAGTGAAGCAATTACCATAGCGTACTAGGTCATCTATTACTTTTCTCATTGTACGAGAGAAGCCACTCATAGCGTGAGACTGCTTTACATAGCTCAACACTTTTTTACGTAGTGTTTGTGTTATGGCATTAACATCAAAACCTTTCCAGCTTAACCAATCGTCATGTGGAAACATTGTGCTGTAGACAATAGCAATAAGGTCTTCATGTAATTCAGAAAGAATAGGTAGGTGTGTCTTATGGTCAAAAGCATCACCCCCTTCTAGCATACTTGTATCTGTAGCATGTAAATAGGCATCTATCTCAGCCCATAATTCTAATGCACCTGTACGGGCACTATCCCACTCATGCCACTGAGAAGCAATGCCACCTGCTATGTTATCGTTATTACTGTAGCTTAGGCTAATCATGCTCTCTTTCTCCTGCTAAGGAATCTGTTACTGGCATTCACTACATTCCTTTCTTTTCTATTCGTTGCAAATTTAGGTTTAGAAGGACGCTTACTATTACTAACAGCTATCCATACAGCATCTTTTAAATCATCATGTGGAGGTCGTGTTAGTCTTAATTCTTCTTCTAACAGTCTTGTATACCCACCCTTCTGATGGTAAACACTCTTACTTCTGTAGAGAGGTTCAAACAACTGTGAGTTACGTTCTTCTTTACTCCCATGACTTCCGTTCTTGTGTTGGTGCTTAACGACGAGTGTGTGTCCTGCTCTACGTATCTCATCTTGGATGAAGTTAGCTACAACAGTACCACCTGCGTTAGTCTCTACTGTTACTTCTCTAAAGTCCCAATACTCAAACAAGTCTATGAGCTTTTCGTAATAAACTTCTGCTCTATCTGTTTGGAATCTCTGTAAGTCGAGTATGTATAAGTACCCATCAGCATCCCACGCAATAACAGCAATGGATGTGTAATCTCGCTTAACTTTACGTACCCCACTTCCTTCAGAGAAAGCCAAGTCCATACCACAAGCGATTTTAAGTTCTTTCTCACCATACCACCATCTCCCTTGTCTGTTCTCTAGCTTATTAGGCTGAAGGTACATAAAACAATCAGGAGTGATTTTATTCTCATCAGCAGCGTTAGGGTCGTTGTAATACTGAGAGTAGAATAGGCTTAGGTTGAATGCTTCTGACTTCTTCTTACTAAGCTCTGTACGATTAAAGCCATACCAACTACCATCAGGCATTTGTGCTCTAGGCCATACATACGTACCACTACCGTCTTTATTCCTACTATCCTCTACTGTTCTCTCAAGCCATTTCCAGAGAGGACGTGTTTCAGTGACATTCCCATCGTCATCAAATATTTCAAATTCTTTTTCTTTTAGGTCGGCATACAAGTCATTGTCACCATACCTAGTACCAACCATCCACTTAATACTACCTGTTGTGGCAATAGAAGCGTATGACTGATACACCTCACGTATATCTTCTCGTTCTGCTGCTGACCTATAGTTCTCGTTCGTTACCAAGTCGTCAAAGATACACATTTTATAGTGTGCCCCTGTGTTTGTAGACTTGGCAGAAGTAGCTGCTACTGTAGGGTCTTTCTCACTCTTTGGTCTTAGAGGGTGGTCTACAGCAATTTCACTCTTAGTCCAACCACCTAGAGGCTTATGCTCATATTCTTTAGTACGAGGGTTTATCTCGTAGTTGAGCATTTCAGGCCATAGCTCTCTATGAGCATCACTCTTAAATATGTTCTTAATAACCGTAAGCTGTCTCTCAGCTAGTGTTGGGTTTGAAGAAACGTATGTAACAGTGAACCAAGGGTATTTAGTAATAGCCCAAGAACAAGCAACAGCAATACAGAATGAGTTGTGTGTTTTAAAATAGTTCTCAGCTAAAAATATATGGTCTTCTACTGTAATACAACGAGCTTCAAACATCCCTATATAGCTTATACGCGTAATAGCACTCTTTGTTCTCTGTCCTTCTTGAACTCTCTCCAGCTTACGCTTCAGTCTGCAAGGCTGTATATCATCAGGAACCCAAATGTTTATACAATAGCTGTGATGCTTTACACTCGACTCTTTGTGAGTCTTTGTCCACTGACTACTTACTTTTGCCTTACCACCTAAGCTCCGTACAAGTTCACATACGTCTTCCATAAGACCTGTACTGATGGTAGTGTAGCTAAGATTCTTATTCTTCTTGTGTACGTGACCATCTGTGTCAATCAAGCCTTGTAGCAGGGCTTCTCTCTGCTTCACACTTCCTTGCAAATACTTAGTAGGAATGTGTTTATTCTTAATAAGCTCTAGTTTCTCTAGAAGGGGCTTTAGTCCACAAATCTTATAAACATACTTGCCTGCAAGTTTCTTTGTCTCATAAGGCAAAAACTCTAACAACTCTTCATCTGCTGTTGTTATGTATTCTTGGTTGCTATGCCCATCACCTAGCCAAGCACCTAGAGTGTAAGGGTCAATCTCTAAGTCTTTCTCTGCATATTGAACAGCCTTAGGTGCTGTTACAAAGTAGCGATACTCGTTATAGTGCTTACCGTTACGCTTATCAAACCGTTTACTGATATAGTTTTTCTCTATATCCTTTGTACTTTTAACAACTTCTTTCTGCGCTGTATTGCTAGGACAAGTTACTTCCCACAAGTGTTCTGGAGAAGCTTTTAAAACACGTCCATCATCCAACTCTACTTCATACACTGCTTGCTCAACAACTGGGTGTAAAGCTTGTACGAGTTTAGGTAGCCCATCCTTACCAAAAACATAATCTCCCACTTGGATATTTTTTAAGTATTTCCAACCAGAAGGTGTAGCTATCTTTGTATCCAGAGTCAGTGCTTTCTGATGGTCTCGTGGAATCAATGCTGCTGCATTATCCCCTTCACCTTTCTCCATTGCTCCTTCTAAGGACTTCTGGAAGAACAGGAACATCTCTTCATGCACATCCCCAAAGTATCTGTCAGGGAACATCATCTGTGCATAGAAGAATAAACTCTGCTCACATTGGAGTCTTATATCGTCTATATTCATTTACGTTGCAAGTCCAATTCTTCGCCTAGTATCTTATACTTTAAAATTGCCATATCTTGATGTATATCATTCATCATCCCTGCCATTACCTTTAGTTCAGCTTGCGTCTGTGCAATGCTCTTCATCATAGGCTCTACGATTTGTTCCTTTAACTCTTGCTTATCGTAGTAGTTTACAATCAATTCTTTTTCTAAGTCGTTAATCTTATCATGAAGTTCTTTAGACTTAGTTTCTTCTTCTTTCAATTTACTTTCCAAGTCTCCAAAATACTTCCTTGCAAAGAATCCGAATACAAGTAGGAAGGGAGCCCACAAGAACTTCCCTATTAATGTAAGTGTACCTACCTCTATGCTCATTTCTCCCCAATCCTCTTAGCTAGTGCAACAACACTACTTGGTGTTTTAGTTGGCACTTTCTTCTCAGGTCTACCTGCTTTCTTAGCATCTGTGTTGGCAGTTTTCTTAGCTTCTCCATACATAAACTTAGCAGCCTGTACATCTCCATCTGCTATAGCATCCATAAGGATTTTCTTAGCAGCATTCTCATCTGCCAATTGCTTCTCTGCTCTCCAGTCATTTAAGCCTGTATACTCATTACCATTAGCAGTGCCTTTGATAAACCACTCTTGAGAGCATAGCTTCTTCCAATGCTCCCAACTGCCTAGAGTAATAATAGCACACTCATACTCACTATTACTATTACGGAAGATATAGGGAAGGGAGCGGTATTTCTTACCACTCCTTGCCACATAGAATTCCTCTTGTCCTGTGTCTCTTAAACTAAACTCAGCATCGGGATTATTCCATTCATAGAATAACCCCTGAGTTAGATAGACACCGTTACTAGCACGGTACTTAGACATAT